CCTGAACGCGTTTTTAGAATTAGTTGAGGTCGGATCGCATGTTTGAACGAAGAGCTAAGTGTTTGGCTTTAAATTGTCCTCGCGAAAGCAAGTCGTTGGGCTATTGCAAGACTCATTATAAAAAAATATTGAAATATGGAAAAATATTGCATGACAATCCATTGCAACCTTTAAAACTTTGTGTGGCTCCCGGTTGTCAACGTGATGTTGATTTGAATGGATTTTGCCATAGTCATCATAGAAACATAAAAAAACATAATAGACCAGAAAAAACAATGCGAAGCTTAGGCAGAAGATTGCCAGAGCTTGCAAAAAAAATGATTGTAGGCGATCCGTTTTTTTTAATTTCATCTTCTTTATTTAAAGCTACTTGGAAATGCGACTGCGGTAACATATTTGTTCAGCGTGTTGAACGCGTAGTGAATAAATTTTTAAAATCCGGAAAATTGCAATGTCCTAAGTGCATGCCAAAAAAGGAAACTTTACCAAAAAAACCTTTAACAAAATCCTTTTTTACTCAATATCCTGATTTAATTAAGCATTCAATTTGCAAGCTAGACTTTAGCAAAATTGCCTGCACATCGCCTTTGCCTGTTTTGTGGAAATGCACAGTTTGCGAAAATCCATATTGGCTTTCTGTAAATGACATGCAAAGACGTGCAAAACAAGGATCATACTTAGTATGTAATTATTGTACGGTTGGCGGAACATTTAAGCGTGATAACTTAGGATGGCTGTATTTAGTAACTAGGCCAGGGCAGCTTAAAATTGGTATTACCAATACTGTGAATGGCACTAATAATCGAATAAAGCGTCATCGAAAAAACGGTTGGACGCAACTAGACATGATTGGTCCAATGGATGGCGAGGCAGCGCATCAGCTTGAGCTGCGCATCAAGCATGAGCTAGATGCCAAGAGTATCCCGCGTGGCGATCAGGCTTTTATGGGTCGTTTCGATGGGTATACTGAGGCATGGCAGACTGTAGACCTAGACGTATCTACTCTCAGGGAGTTGTTCGGGCATCTAGGCATTGATGAGGGTAAATATCATGCCACGCGGCAGAAAACCGACCAAGAACGAGACCATTGCGATGTCGCAGACTCCACCGAGAGGATTACCGGTGGAGGTGCGCAAATGCTGGGTCCGTCTATGCAATCGCATCCATCAATCGTCGGGCACGGGAATCGCAGCCGCAGACGCCGAGGTGCTCATCATGGCAGCGCACCAGCTCGCCCGCGTCGAGGCGATGCGATTGGCAGCAGCCAGCCAACCCTTTACTTTGCCTGATGAGCGTGGCGTACAACGCATGCACCCACTATGGGGAGAGCTGCGCAATGCCGAGAGCCAGTTGCGATCTACGTTTACAGTCTTAATGCTGACTCCACGCAGCCGCAAAACTCAAAGCAGCAATATCGACCCTGCCGGACCTAATGAGGACGATATCAACGATATTGCTCTGCGTATTCTTGGATAACCCATGGCAAAACTAAAGACAAAGCAAGTAGAGCTAAGGCCTGAGGAAAAGGCTAAGCTCTTTTTTGAGCATTTCTTGACCCATAGCAAGGGCGAGATGTCGGGCAGGCCTCTCGTGTTATCGGATTGGCAATACAACGACATCATAGCTCCACTATTTGGCACGCTACGACCCGATGGCATGCGTCAGTATCGGACGTGCTACATCGAGATCCCCCGTAAAAATGGCAAGAGCACGCTTGCCGCGGGCATAGCTCTCTACCTTCTGTTTGGCGATGGCGAGCCCGGTGCTGAGGTTATTTGCGCTGCTGCTGATCGAGATCAGGCATCGATTGTATTTGACCTTGCCGCTAGCATGGTGCGCAATTCTCCTGCCCTTGATGCCAAGTGCTCTGTATTGCGCAAAGAGATCGTCACCAAAGACGGCAGGCGCATGCGGGCAATCTCAGCAGATGCTCACACTAAACACGGCATGAACTGTAGCGGTATTATCTTTGACGAGTTGCATGCGCAACCTAATCGAGAGCTCTGGGATGTGCTCACGACATCGACTGGAGCGAGAAAGCAACCGCTCACGATCTCGATTACGACGGCAGGCCATGACCGTAACTCGCTCTGTTACGAGATGCACCTACACGCTCGAGCGGTGGCTGATGGCACATTAGAGGATCGCAGCTTTTTGCCGGTCCTTTACCGCGCACCAGATGGTGCAGACTGGAAACAGGAGAGCACATGGCGGGCAGCTAATCCGGGCTATGGCGTCTCAGTCCGAGAGGACTACATGAGGCAAGCTGCGCAGGACGCAGCACAGAGCCCTGCCCGCGAGCTAGCATTCAGACGTTTGCATCTCTGCGAGTGGACCGACACAATCACACGATGGATTGCACCCGAGACATGGGACGCATGCCGCAGCCCTCGACCTGATCTCGATGGTCGATTGTGTTATGGTGCGCTTGACTTATCGAGCACCATGGATCTTTCAGCGTTCGTGCTAGCCTTTCCGTTGGACGATGGCACGATCTGGATCGAGCCGACATGCTGGGCGCCCCGTGGCGCGCTCAAACAACGTGAGCGCACCAACCGCATGCGGTATGACCAATGGCATGCAAGCGGACACATCAATGTCACCGATGGTGATGTGATCGAGTACGAGGACGTGTACACGCGCATTAAGCAACTCTGCGCACAGTATAGGGTCGTCGATATCGCAATTGACAGATGGAACGCTAGCCAGTTGGCGCAGCAAATGCAGAGCGATGGCCTCAATATCGTCTCCTTTGGCCAGGGCTATGCGAGCATGTCTCCCGCTGCCAAGGATTTTGAGACATTAGTCATGGCGAGAAAATTACGACATGACGGCAATCCGGTATTGCGATGGTGCTTGGGCAACTGTTCGATAGAGAGTGACGCTGCTGGCAATATCAAGCCGAGCAAGGCTAAGTCATCGGAAAAGATCGACGCGCTCGTGGCCAGCATCATGGCCGTCGCAAGATCTCGAGTGGGCGAAGCAGGCGGAGCGATAGGGCGTGGTGCCCCATCGGTGTACGAGTCGCGGGGGATGACTCTCATATGACGATCATCGATCGCATCAAGAGCATATTCACGCTGCGCATGGGCAATCGCCCGAGCCTGCGAGATCCCGCGCTCACAGCGTTCTATGGCGGGGCGGTAAGCTCTGCCGGTGTGCAGGTATCTGAGAGCTCAGCGCTCAGTTATGCACCATTTTGGCAAGCCGTTCGCATTATCTCTGAGACCATCTCTAGCCTGCCGTTTCACGTCTATCAGCAGACTGCAAATGGGCGGATTATCGCTGACGACATGATGGTCGCTGACCTCCTGCGATTTGCACCAAACGAGGAGATGACCTCGATGCAGTTGCGCGAGCAATGGCTTGCGCAGGCTTTGACATGGGGCAATGGCTACTGCGAGATCGAGCGAGACACGATCGGCCGCCCAACGCGCCTATGGTTGCTGCGTGCCGAAAATATGAAAGTCGGGCGATCCGAAAACGGCGACCTACAATATATTTATCGCTCGGACCACGCTCGCCCGACCTACATACCAGCATCTGACGTACTGCATCTACGCGGCCCAGGTGGCGATGGCTACGTTGGTGCCAGCGTCGTCTCGCTGGCTCGAGACTCAATCGGTCTCGGCATTGCTGCTGAGTCGTTTGGCTCATCATTTTTTGGTCGCGGCGCTAGACCGTCTGGCGTGCTAGAGCATCCCGGCAGGCTTAGCGATGATGCCCGCGGTCGCCTGCGCGGCGACTGGGAACGATTGCACTCTGGTATCGACAATGCCTCACGAGTAGCGATACTCGAGGAGGGCATGAAATGGACCACGACTGCGATACCGCCAGACGATGCGCAGTTCCTCGAGACGAGACGCTTTCAGCTCGAGGAGATTGCCCGCTGGTTTAACATCCCGGTGAGCAAACTGCGAGCAACTGGCGGATCGACCTACAGCTCGCTGGAGCAGGAAAACCAAGCATTTCTCAGCGAAACATTGCGCCCGTGGCTTGTCCGCATTGAGCAAGAGGTCCGCAACAAGCTGCTCCTGCCGATCAGTAGCAGCTACTACGTCGAGCATCGCGTCGAGGGGCTGCTGCGCACAGATCTGGCAGCGAGATATAGCGCATACGCAATCGGTCGCAACTGGGGATGGCTCAGCGTCAACGAAATCAGAGCGCTCGAGCAACTCGACCCTATCGAGGGTGGAGATGTGTTCCTTCAGCCGCTCAATATGCAGCCCGTCAATTCAATGGGTGGAGCTCAAGCACCACCTGCCGATCCTACTGTTGCGCCAGTCGTCGTCGATCCTACAGCGCTGCCAGCAGCACCAGCAGCACCGCCAGAGACCAACGACCTCGAGGCATATGCCAGCGATGCCGTGATCGCTCTGGCTCTCGCCATGACCGAGCACCAGATCCCGAGCTGCGAGCATGGCTCGACCAATCGCTGCCGTGTGTGTGGCATCGAGCGTGAGCGTGAGCTTGTGCCACCAAGCCGCCCAGGTGGTAGGCATGGATGGCGCATTAAATGGCGACCGATTTTGCCGCTACGCAAAACAGAGACTGAGCGATCGATGCCTGCCGAGCGTCGAGCAAAATACGACAATATCGATTTTTCGCCACCTGCCGGAGTGCGCGAGGAGGCAGCTCGAGGTCTAGCATGGCGAGCCGAATATGGTCGCGGCGGCACTGAGGTAGGCGTTGCTCGTGCAAGAGACCTCAGCAATGGCAGCAACATCAGCCCCGACACAATTGGGCGCATGGTGAGTTATTTTGCCCGCCATGCCGTTGATTCAAAGGGCGAGGGATGGTCGCCCGGTCAAGACGGGTTCCCGAGTGCTGGCCGTATTGCCTGGGCGCTATGGGGCGGAGATGCTGGGCGAACATGGGCGAACAAAGTAGCAGGCCAGATGGATAGGGAGGACGACAATGGAGCGTAGATTACTCTCTACCGTCTCATCTGATGCTGGCCGACTGATGGGCTATGCGAGCGTCTACGGGCCGCTCAGCGAAGATCTAGGCGGTTTCCGCGAGCGCATAGCGCCGCAGGCATTTGCCAGCACCCTCGAGGATAAAAACGCAGATGTGCGAGCGCTGATCAATCACGACTCATCGCTCGTGCTAGGTCGTCGCAGTGCGGGCACGCTCAAACTGAGCACCGACAAAAATGGCCTAGGCGTCGAGATCTACCCTCCAGACACCAGCTATGCCAAGGATCTCCGTATGCTCATTGAGCGCGGCGATGTCAACCAAATGTCGTTTGGATTTATTGTCAGAGCTGACGAGTGGACAATCGAGGAAACAGTGCGAGTGCGGACCGTGACAGATGTCGAGCTCATCGAGGTCTCCGTCGTCACCATCCCCGCATATTCGGACACCACGGTCGCGATACGGTCGCGTGATCAGTGGAGCGCCAGTCAATTAAGACTGAGCGTACATTTGAGAGGCCGAAGATTACTTATGTCGCAGCTCGGCTGCGCAGGGAGGATTGCATGAGCGTATCACGTCGCGACCTGCTCGCAGAGCGAGCACGTCTAGTAGAGCAGGCCAAGACCTACCATGAGTCGGCATCGACCCGTGAGTGGACGCCCGAAGAGACTGCCAAAGTAGATGAAATCGTTGCTCTTATTGCTGAGCACGATGTACGCATCGCGGCTATCGAGGCTGCAATGGCTGAGGAGGTCTCTGGCGAAGAGGCACCAGCAGAAGCACCAGCAGCAGATCCAGCAGCTCAGCAGCAGGCAGCTCGCGCACGTCTCAGCGATGTGCTGAGCGCAAGCTCACGCCGCACACGACCAGCACCAGTGGGCGTGCCGATGTTCACCCGCGACCTCGACGACAAGCGCGCTAATCGGGACCGTGAAACAGCTCTTTGCGGCTGGTTCCTTGGCAACGATGCTCGCCCTGAGCACCGCAGCGCAGCTCAGCGCTCAGGCCTCAACCTGGGCAGCAACCGCATCGTGCTGACTCGCGCCAACTCGACCACCTCCAGTGCCGGTGGTTACACCATCCCGCAGGGATTCCTCGCGGAATTGGAAAAGAAGATCGTCTATTTCAATCCGCTTCGTGATGTTGCTCGCGTCATCCGCACCGAGTCGGGTAACAGCCTGCCCTTCCCGACGATTGACGACACTGGCAACCCCGGAGCGATCGGCGCGGAAAACACCGCACCATCCGCTACTGACATGACATTTGGTCAGATCATCCTCGGCGCATACCGCACCGAGTCTCTGGTGCTGCTCAGCAATGAGCTCCTACGTGACTCTGGGTTGGATCTTGCGACCGAAGTTGCTGGTTTGCTCGGCGAGCGTCTTGGTCGCAAGGAAGCCACCGACCACGCAACTGGTAACGGCACGACTGCTCCTCAGGGTGTAGTCACCGGCTCATCGGCTGGCGTTGCTGGCGCGACCACAACCACCATCACGTTGGCCAACATCATGGCATGCCGTAATGCCCTCGATTTTGGATACCAGCAGAATGGCGCATGGATGATGCACCAGTCGATCTGGTCTACCATCCTTCAGTTGGCCGACTCACAGAGCAGGCCATTGTTCTTGGACCTCTTGAACGGCAACGCACCGCGGCTCCTTGGTTATCCAGTCATCGTCAATAACGCAATGGCCAGCTCAATCGCTGCCAATGCCAAAACTGTTCTGTTCGGCGATTTCAGCAAGTTTTACATCCGTGATGCGGGCGATATTGAAATCATCCGCATGAACGAGCGCTATGCTGATGCCTATCAGACCGGCTTTATGGCAGTGCGCCGCTCTGACTCCAAAGTGGCTCAGAGCGCCGCGATCGTCCGTATCACTCAGCCAGCAACCTAATGTGGGGCAAGCTCATGAGAGTTAAAATACTCATACATTGCGTAGGCACTCTCGTGAGCTACATGCCCGGTGAGGTTCTGGACATTATTGGCGATGACGCCCAGCGGCTCGTATCCGCTGGGCTCGCCGAGCCCTATCAGGAGCCAGCAGCACCGGCTCCACCACCTTTAGACATCGCAGACAATAAGCGCCGTAAAAACGTGGAGAAGAGATGAATATCAAAATCCTCGCGCGTGGTACCGCTGAGCCAGTCACGCTGGCTGAGGCGAAGTTACACCTGCGCGTGGACCTGAGCGATGATGATGCGCTCATCACTGCGATGATCAGCGCGGCACGTGAGATGGTAGAGCGTTACACTAGCCGCACCCTGATCTATACCGCATACCGCCTGACCATGGACAACTGGCCCTACGACATCGAGCTGCCCAGGTCACCTGCGATCGAGGCTGCCGCTAACCTGATCACCGGCATCGCATACATCACACCGCGGATCCGATACTACGACGGTGATGGTAATCAGCAGACGATGACGTATGCCGCTAATGATTTTGAAATTTTACTCGACAACAACCCGCCCCTGCTTGTGCTGCCACCGAGCGGCGTTTGGCCGGTCACCTACCCGCTCCAGCGTGGCGCAATCGAGATCGACTGGATCGCAGGCTACGGTGCAGCCAGTACGGGCATACCGCAGCTCCTGCGCCTCGCCATCATGATGCTCGTCGCGCATTGGTACGAGCACAGAGAGGCAGTCGGATCGTTTGGCAGCGAAGTCCCGCTGGCAGTCGATAGCGTGCTCAGGCTCTACTCCGATGGAGGGTATAGCTGATGCCAGCCGCCACCGTAGTAGGAGACCTGCGCCGTCGTGTGGCTCTTCAGTCACCGACTGACAGTATTGACTCATATGGTCAGGCGATCCGCACATGGGCGACCTACGCCACGGTATGGGCCAGCGTTGTCTCGACTCCAGGCAGCGAGCCGCAGAGCGCTCTGATGCAGTCATCAGTCACGACCTACACGGTCACCATGAGATACCGCACCGATGTGCTGCCGATCCATCGCGTCATCTATGGAGACATCACGCTCAATATCGTTGGGATCAGCACCATTGATGGTCTCAATGAGCATCTACGCATCACGGCTGTGCAGGTCGAGTCAGATGCGCCAGCGACCACGACGACCACGACCAGCACGACAACAACGGCAGCACCTACGACCACCACCACCACCACGACTGGAGGTGCGTGATGGCATTTTCAATGGATGAACAGTTTCAAATTGTAGGGTTAGGCGACCTAATGGATCGGCTTGCCAAATTCCCGATCGTCATACGTACCGCGTTCCGCCGAGCTGCTCGCAAAATTGGTGGACAGGTCGCAAAAATCGCTAGGGCGAAAGCACCCAGTCGCAAGGCGGTGATACGCGTAGGAGATCAGCTTGTGCGCATGTACGGCGCAAGTTTAGCCCTGAAAAAAAGCATCGCCGTAAAGGTTGTCACGACAAAAAAAGGCATAGTCACTGCGATAGTTGGCCCCAAAAAAGGCACTGTAGCCAAAGTTTTTATCGCATATTTCAAGCCGTCAAAATCAAAAGTAGCGCAGCGTAATGTCATGGTTGAAGCGAAACCGACAAAATACGCGCACTTAGTCGAAAAAGGCTTTAACGCCAAAATTTGGGCCAGCAATAAGCGAATAAGGGTTAGTGCTAAACCTTTCTTGCGCCCTGCCCTAGATTCTGGCCTAGCCACGGCATCATCGATAACAGTCGAATACTTGCAAATGTCTTTAGACAATCTGATTGCCAAGGGCAAAATCACACCAGACGCAGGTGATGTATGAGTGCCCTAGGCAAACTCCTGCGCACCTACCTCGTCGGTCGCACCGACTACGGCACGACCATACCCGGCGGCATCTCACCGGAGAATGCGCCAGTGGGCTCATCGCTGCCCTATGTCGTCTATCAGGGAATAAGCACTCAGCGTCAGATGCTGCTGAGGGGCACACCAGCAGTCATCACAGAGCGTGTTACGCTGACGGCAGTTGCTGAGACTCGATCGAGTGCGCAGGGCGTCCTAGTGTGGATCGCAGAGCAGATCGAGGCTACACCGGGACGCCATACAGTTTCAGGCGTGACCATCCATCACTGGCGCATCGAGGAAGCGCAGGATCAATCCGAGCTCGGGGGAGATGGGACCGACGAGCTAGCACGCTTGACTACAATTGACGTAGTCGGCACATACCAGTAAGGGAGTCTCGACATGCCAAATGTTCTTGGACCGGGAACGACCGCAGCCTACGCAACGCTGAGCAGCAGCACCGCAGGTACCACGGCAGCTCTTAACGGGCTGATCAGCATCGCGGCTAATGCACGATCTACGACGTTCGCTGACGTTACCGCGCTCAGCGATACAAAAATGCAGCGCGTGCCAGTGCGCAACGACCCAGGCACCGTCCAATTTACGCTGTATCTCGACGATACCGCAACTGCGACTAACCTGCTGAGCCTGCTCGATACTCGTCGCCTCGCCAAGGTTCACACTCGTGTGACCGTCGATCTCGGTGGCGCAAATATCGATACAATCGCAGTGTACGATGGATACATCAGCGAGATCGGGTATCCTGATATCGGCGCGACCGATGAAGCGCTGAGGTACACGGTAACACTGCAACTGAGCGACAAGGACAACACATAATGCCACTAGACAGAGCAGCTATCATCGCAGGCGCAAAGCCACGCATCATTACCATCTCCGTGCCCGAGTGGGGCGGAGATGTATGCCTGCGAGAGATCACGGCAGGCCAGCGTGATCAATGGGATGCGTGGCAAATTGAAAATGAGGGCGCGGCACGATACGCCAACATCCGCGCCCGTCTGCTGGTGCTCACTATCTGCGACGAGCAGGGTGCGCGCCTATTTGCCGACAAAGACATCGATATCGTCAGCAGCATGCCTGCGCAGACGATCGATAGGCTCTGGGACGCATCCTGCAAGCTTGTAGGACTGCGCCCTGAGGACGTGGAAAAAAACTAGCCAAGCGCCCGCTTAGGCGGGTGCTATTTCGGCTCGCTGGTCATCTAGGTATGACGGTCGGCGAGATCGAGGAGCGGATGAGTAGCACAGAGCTGGCTGAGTGGGTCGCACTCATACGGCTCGATCCTTGGGGCTACTACCGCAGCGACCTACAGCATGCGCTAGCGGCATGGGCACCGATGGCGGCATGGAGTAAGGGCGCCAAAATCACGGACTTTCTGCCTCGCGATCTCTGCGCGGAGATGGAGTCAGAGCGAACGACACTCACGGCACTGGTAGAGACCGGCGCCAAAGTCATGACACGGGAGCAGGCATATGGCTAGTATCGCCAAACTCTCAGTACAGATGGCATGGCAGGGCGCTGAGCTGACTAAGGGCGCTGCCGATGCCAGCAAAGACCTTAAGAATGTAGGAGACAAAGCAAAGAAAACTAAAGAAGAGCTCGAGGCGCTCAAGAAAGAAAAAGACAAACTAGGCGAGAAAAAACTAAATCTAGCAGAGTCACTAGGCCTTAAGTCTTTAAACGATGTTAAAGGCTTATTTGACATGGCCCGTGGCGTGTTTCAGTTCTTTGTTGGACTACCCATTCAGGGTGCTGTATCCATTTTAAAAATGGGTGGCGCTCTCGAAACCATGACGATACGGGCCCAGTACGCGGCTAAATCAATTGAGGCTGGAAACAAGGTAATCAAGGATTTACGCGACATAAGCAGCAGCAGTGGCGTGCCGCTCGAGGATCTGGCCAAGGCATTTGAACAATTCACCGCTGCTGGCATCAGCACAGCAGGCGCATCGACAATCCTAGCCAATGCTGGCAATGCCATCGAGCTGCTCGGTGGTGGAGCGGCTGGTGCTCAGTCAGTTGCTGCGGCAATCACCGAAATCCGTGGCGCAGCCATCGCCACAGATGGCCCGCTCAAAACATTGCAAAGAGGTGGCCTTAAAGTATTCGAGGCACTCGCCCAAGAGCTTGAGGCAGTCACGGGCAATGCCTACTCGGTCGAGGAGGCAATGGCTGCCGTGCAGCAAGGCTCGGTGAGCAGCGCAACGGCAGTACGCGCAGTATTCAGAGCGAGCAATTCACCAGAGGCTAAGGCAGCCGCTGAAGCATTTGGTGCGTCATTTGACGGGCAATTGCGACAATTGTCGTCAGGCTTCAATGATCTGCTCACAGAAATAGGCAAGCAGATGCTTGCCATATTACAGCCAGAGAAGGCATTTGCCGCGCTCAAAGGCGCTTTTCAGGGCGTCAAAGAAGTCGTTCAAGAGATCGCCGCGGCGTTCTTGCCTGTGGTTGACCCCAAAGATAAAGCAGCAGGGCTAGCCTCTATATTTGAGTCGAGCAAGCAGATTGCCAAAGACGTTGTTAATAAATTGGTCGAGGGTATTACTCAGCTAAAGGGCATGTTTGACGAGGTAGTCGCTGGCATACGCAAATTGATGCAGGACTATCAAGGCATGACCGCAGGCAAGGTCGCAACCACCGCCGCTACAACAGTCGTCACCGCGCCATTTGAGATTGGCAAGGCCATGACTATGGCAGTTGGAGATTTTGTCAAAGGACCGCGTGTCGATCCAAATAGACCAGGGCAGATGACGATTGGCGATGAGGTGCGGGCTCAAATAAAACTCGAGAAAGAAATAGCGTCAAAATCAAATCTTGCTTTGATTTCTGCGATGTCATCATTTTTGCAACTCAATAATGAGCTGCCCAAAGTAGGAGTCAGTGCCGAGGAGGCTGCGGTCAACGCAAAGAATCTGGCATATCAGCAAAAACTCAACGCTCAATTTGCTCTAGAGCAAGCTGAGAATGAGAAAAAAGCTAATCTTGATTTAGAGCTTGCCACCAAAGACAACGTCAAATTGACCGCGACTATACTAAATAACAATATGACCATCACCGAGAAATTCGCCGAGATGACCGGCAATCTTGAGTCAATGATGGCGCAGGCAGCCAAGGGCAGCAAAGAATCCGCTGACAAATTGCGAGCAGCACAAACTAGGGTAGTAGCCAAGCAACTCCAAGATATGGTCAAACAGTTTGCCACGCCTCAGGCAGGCACTGCGCAGGCGTTTGTCGCTGGCTCTGCCGGTGCTGCTGAGGCTCAGATCAGAGCGAGAGTCGAGGGCATGAATGCTCAGGCCGACCCGCAGAAACAACTGGTCGCTGCTGCTGCTGAGGCCGCAAGGCAGGATGCGATCCAAACTAAATTGCAGGAGCGTCTAGTCGCTGCCGCAGAGAAAGCAAACATAATCAAGCCCGGCACTCTGGTGATCCCGAAATAAAGGAGGCGACATGGCGTATACACTGTTCAGCGAGGTCGCCGAGGGGCGCACCGCGAGCGTCGATCAGAAATTCAATCGCACCTATACTCGGGTATTTTTGGTGCGCACTGACGCTGCGACATACGGACCAGCGTATGCTGCATCGCATCCATCGCTGCCGGTCATATTCTCGGCGCACAATGAGGACTCTGACGCGTACTGTCTGAGCATCAGCCCGTCTCAGGATCAGGGCGACCCTACGCTCTGGCGCATATCGGTCAATTACGGATACAACATCGATGCACCATCGGCAGCATCTGCCCCATCGGGCGACCCTGCCGTCGAGACTCAGCAAACTGGTCAAGCGCCCGCGGATCGTGTGGAGAGCCCGCTATCGAGGCCGAGAGACTACAGCGTCTCGACGATCTCATACCCACTCGCAGTTACGTATGATCGCAACAATAACCTCATCAAAAATAGTGCCGACGATCCATATTTGCCACCTGCTGAGATTGTCAAAGGGGGGGCAACGATCACGGTGGGCCTCAACTCTACAAGCTCACCATCTGCGGCATGGATCGGCGCAATCGGCTATATCAACTCCAGCTCGTACACTGTTGGGCCATATGTGATCGGCACAGCACTCGCCAAACTTAATAGTGTTAGCGCAAACTTGGTCTATGAGAACAATGTCAGCTATTGGCGCTGGACGCTAGTCTTTGAATATCGCCCTGCTGGTTGGGCGTACGTTGTCGCCGATATGGGCATGTTTAAAAAATCATCAGGCACTCGTACTCCTATCGATATTAACGGTGTGCCCGTATCTGTGCCCGTCAATCTCGATGGCTCTGGCGGCGTGCTGGCTGGTGGCGGAACGCCAGTGTTTAACACATTTCACATTTACCCGCGTGTTGCATTTCCCGCACTCTAGGAGGCCCGTAGACGATGGCAGGCTATCTCCTAGACGATCAATCAATCGCGCGCCTCGCCACGCTCCTGCGTGAATACGAGGCGGGCAATCTGGCCAATCGTGACCGCAACGTCATGCCTCGAAATGGGCCGAGCTACCCGATCGTGCATGTGGTGCGTGTGACATCGACAACGCCAACATCAGGCTACTATCCCGGCAAATTGCTGACCTACGTCGCCGCGACTGACACGTGGACCGACGATGTCGATATCAAAATCAAGGACATCAACGGCGGCGTGCCGTCAGTGCAAAGATACCTAGGCCGGTACGCGGGCATCAACAGCTACGGCAATCCGGTGTACATGATTATTCTGTCTGGTGGTGGTGGCGGCGCAATCCTGTCGATCGACGTAGTTACATCCCTGCAATGTGTCGATGGCGAGATGCTGCCTAACTGGACGACACTCTGTATTCCCGGTGCAAATATATGCACCACTACAACGACCACAACGACTACCACCACCGCAGCACCAACGACAACTAGCACGACCTCGACGGGTGGTGGGTAATGAGCACAATGCCGCCGACGACCTCGAGCACGTCAAGTAGTAGCTCGTCTAGTAGCTCGTCATCGACAACCTCGAGCACGACTACCAGCACGACCACGTCATCGACAACCTCGAGCACAACCACGACGACAACAACTCCGTGTCCTGACTCGTGTATCTACATCTGGACTATGGGCTCATGGTTGCTTGTCTCCGGCAACTGTGGCGCAGGGTGTTTCTGCTGGGTGCCATCGACTCCTGGCATTGAGGGCGCAGTAGCAGTCGAGAGCTGCCGGGACTCTGTCCAGCCGACAACGACCAGCACGACCACCACGCCGACATGTGAGAATTCAGGATGTAGCTACGTCTGGATGTCTGGCATGTGGGTCTCGGTGGCTATTTGCCTCGAGGGATGTACCTGCGCAAGTCCCTCATATGATGGCACAACCGAGGGCGAGACTGCCACGACATCATGCGTCGGCACATCGACCACGACCACAACCA